TCATATTGTTAAAGTTACCCAATTTTTTCCGCGGAGATCGTTATAACGATCAGTTTGTTGCTGGGTTTTATGTCCCAGCAATTTCTGAGTATCTATTCCCTGTTCTTTGTATAGCCTTTCTGACAATGAACGTTGCTCATGAAAGGTTGCTGGGGTTCCTTCACCCCAATCAATTTCAGCCAGATCCCTTGCTTTGCTAAAATTCATAGTCAGAGTATTAGCTTTTACTTGTGCCCCACGTTCTGCCTGTGAAGTTGATCTGAAAAAATGTACTAAGTATGGACTATCTACATAGTCACGGCAGCGAGCTACAACATCGCGCAGGCTCCAGTTGATTACATTCAAACGAAGAGAAAGAGGAATGGCTATTTTGCTGCCGGTTTTTTCCTGTTCGATATGCAGATGATCATCCCAGATATCGCTGAATTTCATTTTGGATATATCTCCCAAACGTTGGCCAGTAACCAGCGCTAACAGCATGGCATTTCCCATGTAACGATGAGTGGAGTCTGCGATATCAAAAATTTTTTGCCATTCTTCCAGGCTGAGGCGTTGACGGGTGATTTTCCTTCTGGGTTGCTTCGTCGCAAGAGCAGGGTTATACCCTGGTGGAACTTCGCCATAATGCTGTGCTTCCTTAAACACATCGATTAATACAGACCTTACGACTTGGGCCATTCTAGGCTGTCCAGCTGTAATATACTCATCAAGCAATTGTGCTATATCTCTGACATCAACGGATGAGATCAACTTCATTCCTGCTCGTTCTCTGAGCAAGGATACTGGTTTGGCTTTTTGCTTATAGGTATTGAGTCTTATATCACCACTTTTGAGCCTATCATCCTGGATCGCTTGATAGCGATCTAACCAGGTTGACGTTGTGATCGCTTTTCCTTTGCAGGTTGCGATCCTGTCACTGATAGCCAGAATCTGTCGGGTTCTTTGTTCAGCCAGGCGTGTATTGGCTTCAGTGGCAATAGCGATGGCTTCAGCTTCGTTAGTTCCCAACGCATGAAATTTCCCTGTTACTGGATGCTTATACCGCCAATAGACTTTATTTACCTTCCTACTATAAAGCGGATATAAGTTAGGTACTGAAACATTATTCTTACGCGGTCTGGCTGCCATCACTCAAGATCCGTTGCAAAAGTAATGAGTCATTTTTCTTGATTACTGGTGTTACCAACTCCCCAACTAACTCAGCGTCCTCACGCACTCGCCATAACCGACCTTGTTTCATGGCCGGTGGGCAAAATAAATTCTGCTTAGCATAACGACGCAATGTGGACACACTTGGAGGATTACTTCTGTATTTTTCAGAGGCCCATTCTTCAAGAGTTAACATTTGAAGCATATGCGATCACCTTGTTACTTCACTAACTGTTCAGTCTCTGCATATCGACCCTGCAAGGTCGGTTAGTTTCTCCACAAAACAGAGAAGAGCACCTGTGGCCACAATTATCAGGATGGATCGGGTTATGACCCCGTCATCCGGGGATACTCTTCTCTGTTTTGTAAAAAGGGCGGTACCAGCCGGAAGCAAGGGTACAAGCTGGTACCGCCAAGACTACACACAGCATAAAGTTGTGGTGCCGGGTGCCTCCCGGTGCCTGGCGAAGGTTGCACACCAGGCGGGTGGGTATCCACAGAAGGTCGACTGTCAGCCTCAACCTTAACCCGCGTGCGCTGAGCCGCATTCACCACAACGCTAAGGATTCTCTCTGGTTGAAAATACTTAGCTGTTATGTGCCTGCTTTTAGCCACATCAGGCGAGGTGGACCTGGTTATTCCCCAACAACAAGGATTCGGTTAATCTGGTTATCCCCAACAACGCAAAAGGAAAAGAAATGTCCGGTAATATCTATACGCTGTACAAATCCCACTGTGAAAATGTTGGAAAGTATCGGGGCATTGAAATCAGTGGGGTAGTGTCATCAGTCGAAATAAGCAAAGTTGAATCAAGGGCAACATTACTAACTCTTCTGGACCTTGTGTTACATGAGCACCGGAAGAAATTCGGCACTCCCTATAATCAGTTGAATGGGAAAAAGGCTCTGGTTCACCTTATTCTGATGAAGCATCACTGGATGCCAAAACAGATTAATGAGATGAAATTTGATGAACTTCTTCTTTCAATTCAGGATGAACTCACACTTGATAAAATAAGCGTAACCGCCCAGAAATTTTTAGATTATCGAGACTGGAGATCACAAATTCATCACTTTGATGATTTTGACGAAAATGAATGGGATCCTAATTTGTCTGCACAATATCTAAAGTAACATCCTGTGATAAAACCGTGATTTCCTGATCCAGTTTTTTTAAGGAGTCTATTGTTTCCTGTCGATAAGACAGCACTTCACGAAGCTGGTTTATAGCTGCCAGCTTCTTTGTCATCCACTCATAAATTTCCTCATCTGTGTAGTCAGGCGCGACGATTTTGGGTTCTGTTTTGTGCATTTCACACCTCCTCAAGTTATCAGTTACTTGTTGATGGGGACCAGATTGTTAAAGAGCTAAGCGTCCTGTAGGGCACTTTTTTGTTGCTAACGAATCATCCTGGACTTCATATGCCCCAGGCGGCTACTTCGTGGGCGTCCTGCCTGTTTGTTGTTTTTCTTGGGTACACTATGTATCTCAAAGGTACATTGTCAAGTATAAAAAAACCTGCCGAAGCAGGTTCATAAACATTGATTAGGCTTTGATTTTGTATCTTCTTGGTTTTCCTGAGAAAATCACAGTACCAATTATAGAGCAATTACCGTTGATCTTAATGTAAGGCTCAGGCCAGTTTGGGTTTAACGCTTTGAGATAACGCTGTGTCCCATCTTCTATCAACCTTTTGAAGGTGGTTTCACCTGTATCGTGCATCAATGCAATAACGTCGTCACCGTGGCAGGCAGGTACTTCAGGATCGACAAAAATCATGTCTCCCGGGCGGTACTCATCAATCATTGAATCACCTATCACCCGCAAGATATAAGTCATTTCCCCACAGGGTACAGGGCAGGGATACGTTTCTGCTGTGCTCAAATCAACCTCAGAATATCCAACTTCTTTCCATGCTCCGGCCTGTACCCATGATATGACAGGGACTAATGTGATTTGTTTATTAGTGATTGAAACATCAGGTTTTTTTGTGATGTTCGTTGTCTGGTGTTCTTGATCGAGCCATCCGACAGGCAGGTCGAAACATTTTTCGATGTGTCGTGCCATGCTGTCACCGATATTTTTAGTAGCACCATCTCCCATAAACCTGCTGGTTTGGGTTGGCTCGCGATCAATCATAGTGGCAAAGGAAGAATTCCCGCCAACACCATCTCTCAGTTTTCTGGCGTTAGACCGCCGGATGTCATGGATTGTTTTCATAACGAAATTAAAACCCTTGTACCGTTAAGGTACAAGTATCTTGAAGGTTCATTTTAATCATGTAATATGTATATTGGAGGTACATATTGTATGAAAGCGTATTGGGACTCTTTAACCAAAGAACAGCAGGGCGAGTTGGCCGGAAAAGTTGGCTCAACACCTGGCTACTTACGGCTGGTTTTCAATGGCTATAAAAAAGCCAGTTTTGTGCTGGCTAAAAAACTTGAGCAATGCACGTCAGGTGCAATTACGAAATCTGACTTAAGACCGGATATCTATGCATTACAGTTGGTGGGCTGTTGGTGAGTAATTTTATTCAGGGTGATTTATATGAACGAATATGTTTATAGTGCCAGGCATAATGCTTTTTTCCCTGTGGATATGATTGATAAATATAAATCAGTAGGATGGGATTTATCAGATGCTAAGGAGGTGAATCAAAATATTGTCAGTGAGTTTATGGCTGAACCGCCACAAGGAAAAGTCCGTATTGCCGGAGAGGATGGACTACCTGCGTGGGCAGATATTCCTCCACCTACTCATGAAGAGCTTATTGAAATTACTGAATCAGAAAGACAGCTACTAATTAACCAGGCTAACGAATACATGAACGGTAAGCAATGGCCTGGTAAAGCCGCTATTGGTCGTCTGAAAGGTGAGGAACTGGCGCAATATAATTTGTGGCTGGATTATCTGGACGCACTGGAGCTGATCGATACTTCCGGTGCGCCAGATATTGAATGGCCTACGCCTCCGGCAATTCAGGCCAGATGACATCCGGCGCTGTGCTGGTATCTGTTGCCGTCACCGCGTCAATGTAATCCAGCACAGCGTTAAGGCGGGTTGTTTCTGCCTGCGTCAGCTTCCGTCCGGCCTGTAATTTCAGTTGAATCAGACTGATGGAGGCCATTGCAGTATCAATCAGCGACTGGCGCTGTGCTTCTGCTGCATCTACTGCTGCGCCGTGCTGTGCCTCGGTATCTGTCACCCATTTCTCACCATTCCATTCATCGTATGGCGTTAACGGGGCGATAGTGGTTGTATTTTCAGGATAATCACCCGGAGCTGTGATTTCTTTCGATTCTCCTGTTTCGGTGCTATAGACAATTTCACCGCGATGATCTGGCACATATTCCCATGAGTTTAAATCCATCGAACGGCAGATAGCATAACCCGCCTTATGTGTGCCAGGGGCATCTAAACAGGAATATGCAGGGATACCGACACCAATGGCAAGATATTCATTTGAAGTGGAAATATATTCCCGAGTTTTACCATCATA